TTCTGGGAATTGCGTCAAAATTTCGCGCAATTCAGACCGGGGGGATGGTGATCAATCCCACCTCTCCTCCGTCAGCGGCTCGCCCTGCTCTTTCTTTCTCCACCCATGCGCCTCTTCATGGCAGTCATGGCAGAGAGAAATGAGGTTGCGCTTTTCTTCATGCGTCGCCGGATCGTGGTACCATGTCTCCAGTGCCAGCTCTGGCCTCGCCTTCAGGTGGTTGACGTGATGCACCGTCGTCGCGGGGCGGAACCTGTGGTACTTGTTCCTGCAGGTTTGGCACTCATATTTATCGAGCGCCAGCACTTCGGCCCGCTTGTTCAGCCACGTCTGGGAATTATAAAACATGTGCGGATCCGTCTCCGCGCAATGCTTCGCCCATTCCTTTTCCCTCTTGGTCATGCAGCTCTGCCTCCCGTCTCCCTGGCCTTGCTCCGTCAGTGGTTCAAATAATCAATGTGCATGAAAAAAGCAGGCCCTCGGGTTCTTCTCCCCTTGCCTGCTTTCCCTGCTTACACCATATCACAGTGTCAGGGTGACATACAATGACACGATGCATATATTGCCATAAAATTTTTCAGCGCTTGCTTTTTCATGCGGAAACAATGTCGCTCAGAAATCTCCAGCTTTTGTGAGATGGCATACACGGATTGTCTGCCGATGTAGAAAAAGTATAATATGTCCACCTGCATGCGTCCCTTGTCCCCGCCTACCGTCTCGGCCATCTTGTTCAAAAGGTCGTCGATTTCCATGATGGCTGCTGCCTTCTGCTCCTTTATGGCCGAGATCTTCCGCTCCAGCTCATCCACCCTGGCCGCCGTCTCGGACATGCTGTCCTCCTTTGTCGTCATCACCTTGTCCCTGTCGTATGTCACAGCCGAAGGAAGCATGGAAGAGCGCAGCTCCTTGGCCGTGACCTCTGCCCTGCGGATGTCGCTCTCGAAAGTTCTTACTCGTCCCAGAAATAAATAGATTTCCTCTTCCTGTGTCAAATCTCTCCCTCCTTGCTTCCCTCCATTTCCTTCATTGCTCTCATCTTCTTGCATACATTCCAGACGGTCGCCTCTGAGATCTTCATCTCCTCCGCGATCTGCCTTGCCTTCCATCCTGCATTCCTAAGTGCCCAGACCTTCCCGTAATCTACAAGCTGCCGCTTGGACTTTTCCTTGGACGCCTGCTGCCGCTTGGCTTCTTGCGCCGCCTGCATCTGTGCCTCGTATTCCTCGTCCATCTCTGACTCCGGCCCCGGAAGGTCTCCTCCTGACGGATCGTGCGTCTCCCAGAAATCCCCTTTCTCTGGTTTGAAACATAATGATCCTGCCGTTAATCCCAGCAGTTTCTGTCCACAGGCCTCGCAGCACTCTTTTTTTATTCCGTTCAAAATATCCGATGCCCGTGCAATCTCCATCACAAAGGATTTGCTCTCGTCCATTTCCTTCTCACAAAAATCGCAAAAATGTTTGATCACTGCTTTTTCCCTCTCAAAAGTTCCTCATCCACTTTTTCGTTGGTCTTTTTAATTACGCATTTCCAGAGTTCCATGGTACTGATTGCTTTTCTGATTGCTCTCGCTTCGTCCTCACTGATTCTGGAACTGGTGCGCAGGTTTTCTAATATCTCCATGGCCTCGTCGTCATTCATGGGCTTTGCCTCCTTTCTGCGGCCCCAGGAGGCTCAAGGGCCGCCTTTGCATTGTTTACGAGTTGCGCGTGATATGTTAATTTTCCCAAAAGGTTTAATTGCATCATTTGCTCAAAAATGAGCAAATTGTAAAACATATTGCGGTGTGTAAAATGTGTTTTGTTCGATCATCTTTTTGTCAGGCTTGGCTAGCGTGTCTCCTTGGATGACTTTTCCCGGTATTCCGTAAAGACTCATCTGCACATAACACATGTACACGGCCTTCCAGTCAAGATCCTGGCAAGTTGCCTTCATTTTTTTCTGATAGTTGATCCCGCTCTCATGTAATCGCTCCGCCATCGCGATCACATTTCCGCCAGCTCCGCAGGACGGCTCGTAAAATTCATACTTCTCTTCGATCTTCTGCATTTTCGCCATCATCTGGCAGATGTGATATGGTGTGAAAAATTGGCCGAGTCTGGAGCTTGATATTTCCAGGTGCATGTAGACCCACCCGAGGATGTCTGAAAAGCCTTCCTCCGCTTCTAAGGTCAGGAGGCCAAGCATCTCACCGAATCTTGTGATTTCTGCCTCGGTATACTTTTTCTTGGTGGCCTCGAAAAGCTGCTCCCTGTCCTTCTGGTGCTGCGGCGTTACATCCACGGCATTTGATATGGCCAAGGCGCACATCTTCACCCAGTCATCAAATACTTCGTAAACCGAATGCGCGCCTGACAAGGATCTGATTGCATTCACAATCTCGTCTCTGTATTCGCTCATCGTACCCACCTTTCATGCGCTGCTGCCGCATCCTCTTCCCGGATGTCCAGATAGATCTGCGTTGTCGTGATGTTGCTGTGGCCGAGGAGCTTGCTCACCTGCTCGATTGGCATCCCTGCCCTGAGTGCGAAGGTCGCGCCCGTCCTCCGGAACTTGTGAGGATGTGCCTTGATGCCTTTTGACCTTCCGAGCTTCCTCACAAAATCTTCGATGCTTTCCGCTCCGAAGTGCTGTGTCTCGTCAACCAGATCTTTGTTCTGGTACCAGTTCTTTTCCGCTTTCCTCGGCCCCAGGACCCTCTTTTCCGTTATTGGCACCCTTTTCGCGAACAGATACGGGTTGGAATCTTTCCGCTCCTGGAGATATGCCTCCAGAGCCACCTTCGCTTTTGCGTTTATGTACACGATCCGGTCCTTTTTGCCTTTCCCATGTACCAGGATCTTTCCATCGTTGATCTCAGAGAGCAAAATCTGGCTCAATTCCGACACGCGGCACCAAGTAGACAGGAGCAACTCATACATGGCCTTTTCCCTGTTCGTCTGAAGCTCGGCGCGCATCGTCTCTACCTCCAGGTCCGTGAATGCCTCTTTCTTGGTCTTGTACTCCCTGACCTGCTCGATCCGCTTCATCGGATTCTTGAGCCGGATCTCCTCTGACTGCATCCACTCGTAAAAACTGCTTAGGTTTCTGATCTCGTTGTTGACGGTCGTGTCCTTGACCTTGTCCTGCATCTGCCTCTTGGCGATGTATGTGCGGATGTCGTCCGTCTCCGTCTGCATGGGCGATTTTCCGATCTTTGAAAAAATGACCACCAGCGTCTGCCGATAATACGTGAGTGTTCTGTCCGTGCATCCTTTGATTTTCTTCGCGATCAGGAACCTTTTGATCAGTTCAGCCGTTTCGTCGTGATTCTGGACGACGACTTCCGTGCAGCTCTTCCGCAGTTCGTATCCCGTCAAGAAGACATACAGCGTCTGCTGCACGATCTTCGCATGTTCCGCTCCCACTCTTTCCCAGACGGATGCCGTGATCTGATTGATCAGTTCGTCCTTCATGTCCTCATTGTCCAAATTCATCCCCTCCATCCGAAGATGCAGGCTCCGTCCGCAAGGCCGTACTCCCTGCAGTCCTTCAGGACATAGGTGATCGTGATCGTATAATATCTTCCCGTGAATCCGTCCTCGTCCCATTCCATGAGTTTCACTTCATCGCCTACCTGGTAGTCCCTGTCGTTCTCCCGTAGCTCGAAGGTCTTCATTCCGGCGATGACTGCCGCGTAATACTTCGGCTTGATCTTGATCTCGTGTCTTCTGTTGCTCATTTGCTCCTCCTCTCGTTCTTCTCTGCTTCCGCGATGAGACGCTTGGCCAGTTCCGTGTCTCCGTTGGAGAGCTTCTTGAGCTCCCTGGCCGCATCCTTCATCAGTGAGCTGAGTCTTTTCTTGTTCCTGCGCTTTTCCGCTTCCGCGATGTCCTTCTCGGAGACGAGCCACTTCATCTTCGGCTTTTCCTGGAATGTCAGGTCATATCTATCCACCGACTCCTCATCGAGGATCTGTGCGCCGATCAGGACTTCCTCGAAGGTTTCCCTTGCCATGAGCATCTCTGGGCTCGGGAATGGCACGTTCTGCGCCTCCTGGTAGTATTCCTCGATGGCGTCCTTGATCTGCTGCAGGTAGGCCCTCCCTGCATCTCCGTCTTCTTTGGTTTGCAGGATCATGTTCTCGAACTTCTTTCTGGCCTCCATCGCCGTCTCTATGTCGGCACATCCGAGGCCCTCCGTGATAAACTTGTGATGCGGCTGCGTGGGATCCGCGCAGAAATACATGATTCTGTCCTTTCTGTCCTCCCTGTTCTCCCAGGATGGCCAAAGGAAGGCCGTCTCCGGCTTTCCGACCATCCACTTCCTGTCCGCGTTCGTCACCGCGTCCTCGTCCAGCTTAAATTCTAGACCCGGACTCGTCAGACCCACTGGGCAGATCGTGACGAGGATTCTCTTTGACACCCTCTCGCCGTCTTCCAGCGTCTTTCCGTCCTTGGCCTTCTCTGGCACATCCCAGAACTCGACAAAGGCCACCACAAGGATCTTTCCGAGGAATCCATAGGATTTCTCCACATGCTCGCAAATCTCCTCAAATACGGCATCCGTGACCTCTCCCTTTTCCGCTGCCACGGCCAGCGCCGCTTTCATGTCGAGTTGTGCCTTCGGTTCCAGCACCCTCAGGGAATGCATCTGGTCATCCAGCCTCTTCGAAAAGGATCCTTCCGCGAGCTTCAGCCACTTGTAGATCTCCGCGTCCGGCAAATTGAGAAACCTCTTGTTTCTCTCTCCCTCTCTTGTGCCCTTTTTCTCGCTGTCCAGGACTGCTGCCCTGAAGTGCTGGAAGCTCGTCGTCTCCAGCTTGGCATAGCGCTTCTTGTTTTCCATAATGTCCTGTGTTGTTAGCATTTCTTCACCTCCACTTGTTCCAGACAAGATCTTCCTCAGACCAGTCCGCATATTTCTCCTTCAGGTACGCCCTGAAGATCTCCAGCATCTCGTTCCTTCGGCCCTTGTTGCCATTGTCCATCATTTCGTGATGATATGCGCAGCCGATGGCTCCGTTCCTTGCGATCCCGAGGCCGTTTTTTGACCTCGGGACAAAATGCATGATTGACAGGATTTCCTTTTCGTACCATGACGCCTCCTCCATGTGATATTTTTTCCTGCAGAAGATGCACTGGCCGGCATCTCGAAAAAATATTTCCTCTCTCACGGATGGGGGGAATTCCCGCGCCTTGGCGGCTCTTGAGGATCGCTTTTTCACTGTTTTTCCCCCATGCACTCTTCAAGTGCCGCCGCAAGGGCAATCGCGTTGTCATAGAGTGCCTTGAGTGAGGCCATTCCCTGCAGGCCCTGCCTGCTCGCCGGCATTGCCGTGCGAAGGTCCATCCACGCCCACCACGCCTTTGTGATCAGGTCCTCGTCATAATTTCCTTCACGTCCTCTGCTCTCTGCAGCTCCAGAGACCTCAGCGTCGCCTGCAGCTTCATCTCCTGCCACTTCTTCCACTCCTGCGGGTTCTCCATGATCAGCCTCGTCTCCTGTGCGATCTGGCATTCCAGATTCATCATCTTCTCCATCGTTTTCCTCCCTCACTTCCGTCTCCGGGATCAGCTCCGGGAAATCTTCCACGGTCATCTGACCGGGGAGTTGCTCCTCTTCCACGACTGCTGCCTCCTCGGGTTCCATACTTGGCTTTTTGGGCTTTTCCGGTTTCTTCGCCTTCTGGACCTTGCTCTCTTTCTTCGGTTCCTGCTTTTTGGGCTGTTGCACCGGTGCAACTTCGGCTTTTTTCTCTTCGCCTGGCCATTGCTCCCCATAGCATGCTTCCCAGGACTTTCTTGCCGTCTCCGTCTCGATGAAGACCATGCTTCTGATTGCGTCGGCCATCTTTTTCCAGGTGGTGCTCTCCTTTTCCTCCGTCCGGACGCTTACGAGCTGGATCTCGTCCTTCGTGTCATCGAGGAACATCATGATCCTGCCCTTGCCCGGAATGCGCACGGAGTAGGTCTTTTCGCCTGAAGGTGCCAGAATTTCCTGGACGGCATATTCGTCCATGGTCTTCTTGTATTTCTCCCAGATCCTCTCGTAGAGCTTCCAGTCCTCCTTCAGGAGCACAAAGAGGATCTTTCCGACGGTGTCCATCTCCCCCAGGTCAGGTTTTTGCGGTTCCATGAGGACCTCAAGATCCGAGACTTTCCTTTCCTCGTCCACTTCCTCCTTGACGGCCTGGATCTCCGCCTTGGAATAACTAGGCGAGAGCTCCTCCGCGATGGCCTCCGGTATCTGCAGCATGATCGTCAGCTTTGCGTAGCCGAAGCCCTGATACTCCGAGATGAGGCGGTCGGAATAGCCGCCCTCGGAAAATCGGTCGTTGATGCTGATAAATCTTGACACCTGCGTCTTGTCCAAGTTGTACTCCGCCTCTGCAAATTCCGCGACGGTCTTGTATCCGCTCTCGGCCAAAACGTTCGTATCCCTTGCCACCTTCAGCAGGTACCCGATCCGGACGAAGCCCTCTGCCGTCTTCTGAAGCTCTCCGTCGAGCTCCGCCTTGTACTGCTCGTATGATTGATACGTTGCTAACTCCACCAGTTCTTTTCCTCCTTCTCCAATATTCCCACGATCTCGTCGTAGGCTTCCGCCTTTGCCTGCATGACCATGAGGTCAATGTCGTATGGGGTAAATGGCATCTGTTTCCATCGCCTGTGCCCCAGAATTTTGTCCGTGGTTTTGTCCACCACCTTCTTGATCTCCTCAAGTGGCCTCATCCTGCCTCCTTCCCGCGTCTCCCAAAGAGAGACGCCGCCCACACCTCGGGCAGTAGTTGATCGGCTCGCGAATGAGCTTTTCTTCTTGCCGCCAGACGATTTCTTTTCGTTGCAGTTCCGGGTAGTTCTCTGAAACATATTCCTCTCCAATCCACGCCGACACTTCGAGCTCCGCTTCCCATCTGTCTTTCCTGCGAAGTGTCAAGAGTGTTCTGACGACAACTCCGTCTGCCCTTGTCGGGCGATATGCCACCCCGAAAGTTCTGTCTTTCCCCGTTTCGTCACACAAGATGCACATCACATTGCCTCCATGAAGTCTTCCATCAGGCCCTGCAGGACCCTCGTGTTGTTCTTTGCCTTTAGCTCCTCAATGTTTGCCTCGCGCTTTTCCTTCGAGACTGCTGCCAGCTCGTGATCTTCCTTCTGCATCCGCTTCCGGATGACCTTCTGCCATTCTCGCAGGAAGGGCTTGACGGTCTCGATCTCCGGCTCCTCGTCGAACATGCCGCGATGCTGACGGATCGTGCCGCCGGGCTCGACTTCTATCGTGTAGAAGGGACTCTCCGGAGCTTCGTTCTTTCGCAAAAAACAGATGTATGTCTCGTTCTGTTTGATCCTGTCGAAGTAGCGATCCGTGGCTCCCGCGCAGTGATGCAGTGCCCGTCCTTCCTTCACGATGTCCACGATCCGCATCGGCACGATGATCCGGAAGGTCTTTCCGGCATATTCGAACTTCTCCCGGATCTTCTGAAGCACGGCCTCCGCCTCTCCGTATCTCTCGGAATATTCGTTTGCTTGAATCTCTGCCTCGCGCATCGCGATCTCGTTCACGGCCTCGTCATGCCTTCTCTTGAGCTCCCTCGGCCTGTAGACCATCTCATCATCCAGGTGCTTTTTGAGCTTTTCGCACATGGTCATGTAATCGAGCCACTGTTCAATGATCCTGTCGCCCCGCCATCCGGGATACGACACCGTTTTTTGCTTCTGTACATAGTTGATGATCTGCGTGAGCGTCATGTATTCGTCCATCTTTCCGATGGTGATCGGCCACACTGCGTTTCTTTCGAGCCATACCAGCTCCGCATCGGAGATCTTCTGGCCGTAAGCATCCGACCATCTCATCCAGACAAGCATCCTGCTGTCTCCGTTTCTGTCCCGGATCCTGTTGACCTTCTGTTTGTCGTAGAGTCGCAGCACCTCCTCGGCATTTTTGCCGCGCAGCTCCATCTCTCCCCTGTATTCGTAATTCCAGACGGAGATCTTGCTCGACTCCTCCTCCATGAGACGGTAAAACCTGCCGCGATAGAGCATCTCCATCATTCCCACATACCTCTCGTCCTGGGATCCGATCATCATGTCGTTATAATCCAGGTGCATCTTTGCCGTTGCAAGCTCTCCAAAGAGTCTCGTGAATGGTTCGTACTCCGTGCACCTGAAGGCCTCTTCAATCCCGCCGTTGTACAGATAGCAGCGCAGGATCCTTCGGTTTGTCGGGTTGCCTTTGTTGTCAAAGCCGCTCCACTGCCTCCAGTAAATGTCGCAGGCGCTTTTTGCCTTCGGATCCTTGTTGAGGATCAGCCGCACTTCTTCCTCCCAGCTGATCTCCTTCTTTGCATCTTTCACCGGGAAAAATTCGACCGATACGGAAAAATGCCTTGCCACGGACACGTTGTCGTCAATCGGCTGGATCAGGTGTGCCCTGTCCCGAATCTCGATGGTCCGCTTTCTCTTCCGGAGGATGACTTTCTTGCCGCAGAGCGGGCACTCGAAGTCTTGGCCATCCCTTGCATTTTTCTCGCCCTGCAACTCCGGGATGGTGCCTCCGCAGGCCGAGCAGTGCCAGTCCTTCGTTGCCTTGGCCTTGATCAGGTAGTCCCGACCGTGCGTGAGCATGTCGTCGATCCAGTCCTGCCAGTCGATTGGCAGAGGCGGGATCCTGGACATCATCTCCTCCACCCTGCGCTGTCTCCTCTGTTCCCTGTTCTCGCGCTGGTCCCTGAGGTAGTCCGTTTCTGCCTCGGCAATGATGGAAAGCGAATCCTGCTGCCGCCACTTGCTTTTCCACGGATCCATCAGCTCCATGATCCGCTCCTTGTCCTCTTTTCGCAGGTTCCACCGTTCCTTCTTGATGTCCTCGTACTGGTACCCGCTCCAATATGCCGCAGAGTAGACCTGCATCCCCATGTCGATGCAGTCCTCGACCTTCGTGTCGTACCAGATCCCGCGCTTGAAGGTTGCAAAATCCCTCGTTGCCACGTTTACGCAGTGTCTGGCCACGAGCTTCTTCTCGTACCAGCTGTTGATCACGAGGATGTCTCCGACCTCCTGGATCGTCTGCTGCCATTTTGTCTTTCTGCCCCTAGGCTGGACTGGTGCGGTCTTCTCAATCGTCTTTTTCTTCAATCGTCACCACCTCCCATTCCTCGTTGATCGTGATCCACTTCCCTGCATACTTTTCCATGCCGTTCATGAGCGGCAGGCACTTCGCGGCGCGTATCTCGCCGTCCTTTTCCAAGATCATGCCGACGATGGCGCCTGCTGCCCCCTTGACCATCGGCCTTTCACCCCTGGCGATGGCCACGTGTCCCTTCTCCATAGCCTCGCATTTCTCGTCCGAGACCTGAAAGTTTCGAAAGTTCTGCTTCCACTTGGACCGCTGCGGATGTTCGATCATGTACTTCATGCCGGCAAGGACGAAGTGTGTCTGGTTCAGCTCCTCGATGAGCGTGATCTTCGTGCAGGCTATGCGCTCGCTGGCGTCCTCGTCAATGTCTCCCTCCGCTTCCACCTTCCAGAATCTGTTCTGACCATCCCACGCATAATATGCAAGGCACTCGAAGGGATTCTCGCAGCAATGGTATCCCGTGCGGGCCGTCTTGCTCTGCTTGGCCTGCATGACCGCTCCCGGACGGAAGGTGCAGTTTTTCTTGTCGTTGTCGCCGAGCCTTGAGGTCAGCTCCGGCGTAAATCCCTTATAAGCAATCACGCGTCCACCTCCCCGCAGTAATATTCCCGCAGGATCTCCATGCGCTCCGCCTTCGACGGCATGCCCGTCTTCATCTGGGACCGATACTGCGAAGGCACGGCCGTCACCTTGTCCAGGATGGCCTTCGGCGGCGTGATTGCCTGCTCGTATCCCTTGTCGATCACCTTGGCCAAATATTCGGCCAGACGCTTTCCCTTCCTGCGGATCCCGAGTGCAAGCGTCTGATTGTCGTTTCTGGCCTCCTTCTCGATGAGCATCTCGATCTCTTCCTTGAGCATGGCGAACTCTCGCTCAAGGCCAAGCTCCTCGGCCTCCAGTCTCAGCTTCGCGTAGGCCGTGTCCTTCGGCATGCAAAAATGATCCAGGTATCCGTCCATGAAGTCCTCCGCATCCTCCACGTCGAACCCGTTCTCCTTGGCCAGCTCCCTTAGGGCCTCAAGGTCTCCCTCTGCTTTCTGGGCTTCCGCTGCCCTGTTGATCTCTTCCCAGGAATCAAATTCCCCAAATTTTTCAAACATTTGTGCCTCCTTTTGTTGCACCGGTGCAACTCGCCTCTTTTTCCAGTTCCCGAAGCATCCAGTTCTTGTATTCATGATGCTCCCCGATCTTCACGCTCACCTCGTGAGCCCTTATCTTTCCAAGGACGGATTGCCATTTTTCGGCATCCGCCACGGGCTTGCCCTTGCTTGTCGTCCAGCCCGTCTTTTCCCAGGCCTGTGGCCACTCGTTCGCGATGGCGCCGCCCACGTACTTGCACTCCAGCCAGAGGATCAGCCGCACCGGCCTCGTGATCCTCCCCAGCGCCTCGTCAATCGCCGCGAGCGTGACCTGGTTCTCCGTCGTGTCTTCAAGCGTCACCGTTCTGCTCCGCGTCTGGGTGCCCTTGCTCGTCTCCATGGCCAGGAGATACATGCAGGCTCCCGTCTGGCGGCGCGGCCCCTTTAGGCTTGCGACCGCGTACAGGTTGACCTCGTCCATCGGCCTCCTCCTTCCTCCGGATCACGTACCGCTGATACGGCAGTCCGGTGTATTTGTTCGTTCCATTCTCCAGGGATCCCGGCACCAGCTCCCAGCCCTTCGGGATGACAGGATCCTTCCGCCAGCCCGTCGCCCTGACCTTCGTCCTGCGCTCCACCGGCTTCTTCAAGTTTCGAGATCTCGAATATGACATCTTTTCCAAGGTCTCGCCCTTGTCGATCCGTCTTGCCGCCTCTTTGACCATGTAGTCGGCCAGCTTGGCATAATCTCCGGATTCCTCCAGGGGGGAGAAATAGGTGCGTCCCTTCTTCCACGCCTCCCGGATTAGTTTCGCCGCGTCCGTCTCCCCGTCGTGCTCGTTGTTGACAATCAGGTGCCAGTGCACGGCTCCCCGCTCTCCCGTCTCGCAGGTGACGACGTACTTCAGCTCCCACCCTCGCTTCCTGTATCCCCTTCTGAGGATCCCGAGGAAGTCTCTGAGGACCTTCGGCGCTTCCTCCTGCGTCGGCCGCTTGTCCTTCTCACAGGTCAGCGTCACGTGCCAGTCCCCGGGCCCGAAGTTCAGCTCGATCAGCCGTCTCAAATCCCGACACCTTCTCCAGTGGTTCTGCTTGGCCATCTCCTGAGGAGTCGGCCTTGATTTTTTCTCCCGCTCCTTCCCCGGTGCTCCGTACCTCCCGGAGTAGTGCTTGGAGATCTCCTTCTTGTCCTTAATCTGACAAGTTACTTTGTCATACAAAAATGGCACCTCCGATCCGCCAGGTTGTTCCTAACTTTAATATCCTGATCGAGTTTGCAAAAACGCCCTCGCGTCTTGGATTTTTCTTGCTTTTCGGGTGCCGCCTATGGTATAATCTATTTGCAGACAGACATACCTTCGGAGGCTTATCCGAGCATTGAGTCGTCCCAGTTGCGGGCGGCTCTTTTTTTGCGTTCCTGGCATTTTGCGCAGTAATCGTATTCGCTGTAGTACCTCTGAGGCTCTTCCTTGCGCCGCCTCAGGGCCATGTCCTCGTAGGCCTTATTCCTGATCATGCAGCATTCCCGATTCACCAGGGCGACCTCTGAGCGTCTGAACAGACCGTCATCCAGTGCCGTGTTCGTGTCCGTGCCGTCGTCGCTGTCCCAGTCACCGAAGAGCTTCTTCAAGTTTGCGGGTCCCAGATCCATGAAGACCGCCACCGTGTGCGCCATGTGATAGAGGTTGTGTGCCACGCCGTACTCTTTCCGGTACACCGCGTCGCCGAACATCCTGGCATATTCTTCGAGCTTTGCCATCGTCTTTACCTCTGAGAGCATTTTCCCCTCCTTTCCCGCCAAAAAAGGCGCAAAAAATATAAGCATCTGCAATATGCAGTCACTTATTCCATTTCAAACCTCTTGCCGGCGGCCATGAGCATGCTCAGTCCCACCAGCACCATCAGGATCGGCAAGGCAAGGCTCTCGCTATCCATTGCACAGCCGCCTACCATCAGCATCACAAATCCCGTCCCTCCGACGATCTTCCAAAGTCTTTCCTTCTTCATGCAGCTTCGCCTCCTGTTCTTCCTTCCATTTTTTCACTGCCCGGTACCCGGCATAGCCGAGCAGGATCATGTCTGGATATTTCCTCATCACGATCCCTCCCCGTTCAGCCTCTTCACTGTGGCTTCCACTTCGGCCTTATTGCTGGAATACTGCCCCCAGGTCTCAATATTGCCTGAGTGCATGATCTCGTCCTTGTCCCGCAGTCTGGCCGCGATGTAGATGTACTCGCCTCCGCAGACATTGCAGAGCGTGAACCATTCTCCCGGATTGTTCTTTGTCATTTAGATCACCTCGCTTTCTTTGTCGCCCTCGAAGAGGTATCTCACATCGAACTCAGGAAAATACATCTTCTGGATGTTGAATGCGTCCGAGAGGCTGATCTGCGACTTCTTGGACAGTTTTCTGGCCAGCGTGTCTCTGTTGCAATTCAGGCCGTCTGCCATCTCGACAACGCCGAGATTTTTTCGTCCCATCTCTGCTCTCAAATTCGGATATGCGATGTTACTAGGTCTCATGTTTTACACCTCCAATCGTGCATTGCGTGATTTCTGTCTTCATAATATCTTGCATTGCGTGATTTGTCAATAGGATTTTTCGTTTTTTTCTTGCAATGCGTGATTTTGTATGTTATATTCAATTTACAAAAAGGAGGTAGGGAAATGGAATTCTATAGAATATTAGAGAAAATCATGAATGAAAAAGGATTGACAGTTGCCGATACGGCTCGCATCTGTGGATTGAAAGATTCGACCGTGCGCTCGATCCTCACCAGAAAACAGCAGAATGTGGCTCTTGAGGTTGCTTTCAAATTATCAGATGGACTTGATGTCACGCTGGAGCTTCTCGATGGCCGTCCTGAGCTGCCTCCGAAAAAGCCCACGTTCGAGTTCACGGAATTTGAGAAGAAACTCGTGCTCGCCTTCCGTGAGAGTGAGCATCAGGATGCCATCCTTGACCTGCTCCACATTGCGCCAGAAAAAAGAGAATCGAGAAACGCGTAGGAAATGTTGTTCATATAAATTTCAATTAAGGAGGATTGTTCTATGAGAAAATTGATTGTGGTCTTGATGCTTTGCCTGTCCCTTACTGCTTGCGGCTCAAAGAAAGAACCTGCTGTTTTTGATTTTTCAGTTGAAAAACATGAGACTGTAGAGACCGGTGATCTAAAACTTCTTACTGGCGATCTGCTGAGTGTCACCCAAAACGGCACTGTGGTCGTTGTTAAAGCGAAAATCCGTTCCAATATCAATAACAAAATGACGATTGATCAGAATTTTTCTAATGTTGGGGACCTGATCCAAAATCATGGCTTTGACACATGCACCGAGCTCCAATACTGGGCAGTGGCCGATACCACTGCAGGAGAGTCAAAAGTAATCAGCTTTACTCTTGACAAGGCATCCATCGACGGCATAAAGTCGGGCTCCATTGTTTGGACCCAGTTGCAGGATCGAGCGATTGATCTTTGGATATTGCCGAGTCTAAAGGAGTAGTTGCACCGGTGCAATTTTCCCATTGTGGAATAATGCTGAATAAGTGGGATTGATAACGGATAAGTACGATTTGATAACGATTTCCCCGAAAAAATGACGATTTGGGGAATGAGCCGTACATTTTCCATCCCAAAAGTGCATTTCATTTCAAATGTGGGACATTGTCCATATATTGTGCTACGGAGGTTTTATGGTTGGAGTAATTTATGCCAGATACTCGGAGGGCCCGAGGCAGACGGATCAGTCCATTGAGGGACAGGTGGCCGACTGCATGGCGTTCGCAAAAAGAAATGGAATAGAAGTCTCGGAGGTCTATGCTGACAGGCACATCTCCGGAAAGAGCATCGTTGGCCGGTACGAGTTCCAGCGGATGCTTGACGATGCCGCTCGCCATCAGTTTGACTGCGTCATCGTCTGGAAGATCGACCGCTTTGGCCGAGACCGTCAGGACATTGCACTCTCAAAGCTCAAGCTCAAGAAGGCAGGCGTCAAGCTGCTCTATGCGGAGGAATCCGTTCCTGAAGGACCGGAGGGCATCATCCTGGAGAGCGTGCTGGAGGGCATCGCGGAGTATTATTCCGCAGACCTGCGTCAGAAGGTGCTGCGTGGCCGCAGGGAGACGCTGAAAAAGGGGAAATATTGTGGCGGGATCCTTCCGCTTGGATACAGACTCGACGAGGATCACCGCGTTGTTTTGGACGAGGCGACCGCTCCTGCCATCCGCGAGGCCTTCCGGATGTATTCCACTGGCTCAAAGATTGTGGAGTGCATTGCCTTTCTGGATTTCAAAGGCGTGCACGGTCGCTCCGGATCCGTCTCGAAGTCTGCCTTCGGAAGGATGCTCCGCAACGAGAAGTATCTCGGCATCTTTGATGTGTCCGGCGTTGAGCTTCGCGCGGAGCCCCTGATCGACGAGGCGACCTTCCGGATCTGTCAGGAGCTACTCCCCGTCAAGCACTTCTCTCCCGCAGGATCCGACTATCTCCTTTCCTGCAAATGTTATTGTGGCCAGTGCGGCTCCATGCTGATCGGCGAGTGCGGCACGGGGAAAAGCGGAAAGAAGTTCCAGTATTATAAATGTGGGGGCAAAAAGCGCGGCGGCGAGTGTTCCCTGAAGCCTGCTGCCAAGGATGAGCTTGAGCAGCTGATCCTGAAGGCCACGCGTGAAGACATGCTGACTGACGAGACGGTTCCGATGCTTGTTGACGAGATCCTGCGGGTCCAGGAGACCGACCTTGCGGATGATCCCGTGAAAAGGCTGCAATCCGCCCTCGACGGATGCAGGAAAAAACAAAGGAACATCCTGAGGGCGATCGAAGAGACCGGTGCTGCAGGTTTGGCCAAGCGTCTGGCCGAGCTGGAACAGGAGGAGCGTGATCTTTCTGCAGAAATAAAAATTGCCCAGGTCAAAAGACCCAGGCTCACTCGTGAAGACATCGAGGCGTGGCTTTCCATGTTCCGATCCGGAGACGCGGAGGATCCCGAGTTCCAGAAGAGCCTCCTGGAGACCTTCGTGGCCCGCTGCGAGCTTTACCCCGACAAGGTGATCGTCTTTTATAATATTTCAAAAAAGAGCAAACAAAAACGGGAGCTTCCGTGGTGTTCGGATGGCTCCCGAGTGCTGGAGGAGTCGGTACTGCATCCGAACACTCCACTCGTGCTCGGAGACTTCATCATTCTGCTTGTTCCCCGAGCCGCTTGAGGTAATCATACCACGAGCGGCTCTTTTTGTAAACCCGTCTATTTTTTGATGGCGTATGCCAGATAAATCCAACCTTTTCCACTTTTCAGCCTTCCCCAGCCGTTCTTCTCTTCAACGATCGTGTAAATTCCCGGTTCAATAAATCCCTTTCTTGCGTAGCTCACGCCAGGGCCTTTCCGGATGTTGAGGTTTGTGATCACCACCTGCACCTTGTATGGCACGTCGGAAGTCTCCTCCGGAGGCTCCGGATCTTCTGCAGGGGCTCCGAAAAACGCGTTGATACAGTCTGCCTCCGCCTTGGCCAGCTTCTCCAGGTTCTCATCGTTCTCCAGCCATCTGACCGTGGCCGTGTGCGTGTGAAATCCGTGCTCCAGGATCACTCCTGGCGTGCCTACCAGCCTCGCGCCGTGGAGGACGCCGTAGTAGTTGTCGTTCAGAATCCCGTCGCCGTTTCGGTCTGACTGCGCCTGCCTTGGCTGCACTTTGTACTGGATGCCCATGATCTGCGCGATCACCGGTCCGATGGCCTTTGCAAACCTCAAGGACACGTCATCACACTGCGCCGTCTTGTCGTCGGTCTGCGGAATGATGCTCGCATGGCTCACGGTTTCATTCATTCCACCGCCCACCGCGTTGGTGTGGTCTGAGATGAATAGATCGCAGCCCTTTGATTTTTTCCCTCGGTTCTGCAGTGCGAGATCTTTTTTCTGATCGGCCCTCGTCATGATCACCTCGTGGCCAAGCGCCTCCAGATACTTCTTTTGCATCTGTGAGAGCTTCCAGACGGTTTCGCTTTCATAATATTCCGGACATCCCGGAGACTGGTTCTGCTTGCCGCAGTGGCCCGCGTCAATACATATCTTTGCCATGCCTTTGTCCTCCTATTTCTTCAGTTGCTTGATCACCTGGTTTGCACCCGTTGCCGCAAGGCCGGACACGATGCCGACTGCGATGGCCGTCAGAACATCACCCGCAGGGAAGTCTGGCATTCCGGTGAGGAATGCCACGACTCCCAGAATGCCCCCAAACACTCCGACGATTGTCGGGATGAACTTGCTGTCCAACGGTGAAACCTTGACCACTTCTCCGATCAGATAACAGATGACCGTAATTGCCGCCACTCCGGCGATTCCCAAATTCATTTCCATGCCTTTTTCCTCCTTTACTTTCTCTTAGGGATCACCCTGTTTTCAAACTTCTTGTAGGCGTCCAAGTACCACTCCTCCTTGTCGCCGTTGTACGTCATTTCATAGTACATTCCGTCCGCCAAGGTCGTGCTAATTAAATACTTCCAGTTTTGGAGAGCTTTTGCCTTCCATACGATGTAGCATGAAAAATCTGGCTCCTTGTCCGTTTTGTCCAGGTGATCCTTCACGTATTGATGAATTATCTGTAATGCTTCGCAGTCCATGTCGTCCTCCTTATCTTTCAATCAAAAACTCCGTGAGCGCTTTGCTGGCCTTTTTTAACTCCTCCACTTCATTTCCGTCGATGGAGTGCTTTAAAAGTGCCAGGAGTGCTCTCTGCGTGACCTTGTTCCCCTCTTCGATCAGCGTGATCCTTTCGAGGTCTCTTTTGAAATGTGCGTCGTATGCTGCGAAGCGCTGCTCATATTCTCGGCTTGTCAGCGCCTCCAAATTCTGGATCCTGTTCTCCAGCTGTTTGGTCGGAGCTTTTGCCGCCTTGATCCGCGTCTCTATCTTGTCCCAAAGGTTAAAGGCAGACAAGAGCAGCGCCAAAATGACCGATACCGTTCCGATTTCAAAATTCATTTTTCTCCATCCTCCTCAAATTTTTGCTTTCAGCTCTGCGGCCAGGTTGATCTTCTTCACGGCCGGCATAGCGTCCAGCTCTTCCGCGCACATATATTGCCCGAGCGTGCTGAACAGATCTCTGATAACTTCGGCCTGCAAACGGATGATCTCGTTTTGCGTATCAACCACCTGCAGCACCACCCCGTCAACCATTTTCCCCGGTGAGGAGCCTTCCCATCTCCTCGATCCGCTTTCTGACCGCCGCCCGATACTTCAACGGCACCTCGTCAATCGTCATCTTGCCTGCGAGCACCAACTTCACGTAAAAATCTATCATAGCGCACCTCCCAGGAGGATGTCCTCCAATATGTTCATCGCTTCCACCAGGTCCTCGATCGTCGGCTGAGGATCTGGAATGGTAAAGTAACTGTCAAACTGTGCCGTCACCTCTTCCAATGTCAGGTGTGTCCTAAGCATCACTTCCTCTGCCACCCAGATGTCCCACTCCAGCTCTCCGTCCGTTTTGTGGATCTGTCTGATGTTGTTCCGCAGCCACACCTCCGCCGATCCGTCAGCCTGCTGCAGGTACAGGATCCGCTCCGGCTGTACCGAATACTCCACTCTTTCCATCCTTTGTTCCTCCTTTGCTCAGTCTTTCCTGCGCGTATTTGAAAATCTTAAAATTCCCCGAATAATCCGAATATTTATAAAATCCTTTGAAAGAAACCAGTCTCTTGCATTGCTCCGTCGTGAGGTATCCCTTTCTCTGGTACCGGAACATGAGTCTCCGCGCCTTCAGGTAATTCCTGCCGCGAAGCTCCACCTTCCCGTTTTCGTGAATCATGAATCCCATCATGTCGATCGGCGCCTTGTGTAGTTTGTGGATCATGAAGTTTTCCTTGATTTCAAACCCAAGGCTCGCCGCATACTCCGTCAGCTCCCTGATTGCCAGAAGGAGCGCCTTGCGATTGCTCCCCATCACCAGCATGTCGTCCATGAACATGACCATCCGGCCGATGGCCTTCTTGTCCCGGTACCTGATCGTCATTGCCTTGTGGTACAGGAACGAGAGCATGTACTGCGCCGCCCACTGCGAGACAAGTGCTCCGATCATAAATCCATGGTAGTCTTCCGTCTCGTGCGTGGCCATGAGCGTCTCCCACAGCCAGATGATGTCTTCGTTGCCGCAGTCATGACGGAATAACCTGAGGAAGATCTCCTTCTTCGCGTTCGGAAAACACTGGCGTACGTCCAGCTTTGCGTGATGTGCGCATTTTCGGACATATTTCTTCTTGTGCTTCTTTGCGTACCGCATGGCCCTCTCGTCCGCAAGCACGTACTTCTTGATCAGCTTCATGCCGTAGATCTGGCCACGCTCCGGAATGGACGAGCATTGCTGCATCGTGATCCTCGCGTCCCAGATCTCCTTGCAGGAGTGCACGGCAATGTAATCAAAGACCTGCTGCATGGCACACTCGCATCCGATCATCCGGATCTTTCCCGTCGTCTTGTCCTGCTGTTTTCGGATCCTGACCGGTTCCAGCTCGAGCCTTCTCGCCTTGATCTGTCTGACCGCGTCCTCCGCGATGCTGTCAATGGCGGGTTCGATGAGTGAGAAGTCGTTTTCGTTTACGGCCTTCCAGTAGTTTTCCTTTGTCACGCCATGCCGTTGGATCAGCTTTCGGAAGTCGTGCCTTTTCTTGTGCCTCCGGATGCAGTCCTCCACCCATGGTCTGACCGTTTGTGCGTCGGTGATGTCAATGTTTTTGCATTTCTTTTTCATGATTTCATGTCAAGGTTCCTTTCTGTGAGGGGCACCGGCTTTCGTGACCTACTAACCGGCGGCCATAGCTCTCTAGTTTCGCCGCAGCGAGGGAATACAAGCGCAATGATTTTGATGTTGAGAGAAACAGTTCACTAAAGGCGGGCGAGGTAGTTCCAGTTCGCGTTCGTGAGGCCGTTGTTGCCGTTCAGGTACGAGAGGCCGCCGTTGCCGATCCCGTTGTTCAAGTTGCCGAACGCCAGGGCCCACCGGAAACCCACGCCACACGCCTGCATTCCCATTTATTCCATGTTTTGTTTTTCTGAATAGGGGCACGGCCCCTCTGGCCTGCTTACGCAGACCATTCACCCCTGTTGCCGTTGGGTGAAAGGCGGGCGAGGCAGGGCCAGCGCGCGTCCGTGAGGCCGTTGTAGCCGTACAGGTACGAGAGGCCGCCGTGGCCGATCCCGCCGGACAAGGGGCCGAACGCCAGGTATTCTCGCGTGCCCGTCGTGGAGTTCTTGTCCATGTAGAACGCGTCCCTCGTGAATGACGAGGAGCTTCCTCCGATGACTGCCGGATAATACATGCCGTTCGCATACTTTTCCTTCTTGATGTACTGCCATCCCGCTGACGCAGGGTTGGCGATTGCCAGATCATAGATCTTTACATAATTTGCCGTGATGCTCGTTGCCTGGTTGGCCGATCTCTTGACGATGGCCGGAACGTAGTGACTGTTCGTTTCGATCAATTCTTCGCTCATGATCACGTCTGCCAGGACTTCATATCCGCCGACCGTGAACTCGATGCCCTGGAGCTTTCTCGGGTGCTTTGAGTCCGTGTTGGAGACGGGGCTTCCGTCATTGCCCAAAACGCCGTCGCAGGATCCCGTTTTCCAATGCAGCGTAGAGACGATGGTCGTGCCAGCCGTGGCCGATCCGTTGGCCGCAGTGTCGAAGGCGTTCGCGATGTCAACCGTCACGGCCTTGTAGGTCGTCTCGTTGATGACCACTTCCTCGATGGCCGTGATCACAACGCCGCGCTGTCCTGAAATGCTGTAGTTGGCCGCCGTTCCCCTGTCTGCAGAGCTTCCGTTGTAGGTTCCAATTATGATCGTGGATCCCACGAGGAGGTTCGTGTTTGCTGCAAGGATGACTCTCTTCACGCCCGTCTCGGCCACCTGTGCATAATACTGCAGGTTATAATCCAGACATCCGTTCATGATGCCGTCCAGGGTTAGCGATGCGTACTTGATCCGCGTCATGAGCTTCAGGAAAGCCAGGTCTGCAGTCGTTCCTCCGGAATACTGTGCGCCGTTCTTGTTGGAGAATGTGTGCAGCGTGTTGTGTGAAATAAAATTCTGCGTCATGACGCCGGCACAGCTGGTCATCTTCGTGTCCACCACGCCGGACATATATTTGGCATGCACCACGAACTTTCTCACCGTTCCGTCCACCCTCACGGCCTCCGGAAGAGGCGCTATGTGCTCGTAGGTTGCCAGGAAGGAATCTCTGTACCCTTCGGTGTATGAGGTCGCGTCCTCGTACTCGTAGCGCCAGCCCGCCATCTGCATCACGCCCACGTATTTGTTCGGATTGTCCCTCTCGAAGCCGCTCGTGATGCCGTCGATGGCCGTGATCACAATATCGAGGCTCGTTGCATCCACAGTGAAGTTGACATCCTTACATGCAAAGAGCGGAAGGCCGGCGAAGTCGTCCGTGCCTGCAGTGGCATCCGTGGAAGGCGTGCAGCTCTTTCCCGCATTGTCGCCGCCCCTGGTACCCGTTGAGACGCTGCTCACGGAAGGATCCGCGAAAGTCACGTATCCGTCCCAGCCGTCCTTTGTTACTTCGTACCACTGCTCACAAAGGGCCGTCAGTTCTGCGGGCGTCAGCTGATCCGCACTGTGCAGGTCGAACCAGTCCTTCATAGCCTTGTCGTAGCCTGCCTTCGTGCCGTTGATCTGGGAGAGGATCGTTGCCTCTGCCTGTGCGTTCCATGTGTCAATCTCGGCCTGCGTGACCGTCTTGTGCATCAGGTCGTCTTGCAGATCCTTCAGCTCCGGCTTGTTGGTCAGGTCTTCATAGGATCCGGAGAAATCCGACAGGCCCATGTCAAGGAGGTCCTGCTTCGTGACTTCCGTCGCGCTGGCTGCGTGGCCTTCCGCCGTAAATCCGATTTTGTAGAGCTTTTGTGCCAGTGCAGAGCTGATCTTGTTTGCGTCCGTGGCGTGATCGTAGGCCACCTTGCCTCGGTCGCCCCTGAATGCCGTTCTGTCAGTCTCGCCCAGCGCCAGGCTCTCGCTGATCTCCACGTACGCGCTCCCGCTCCATCTGTAGGTCTTGTTTTCCACGAGATCCACGTAAATGGCGCTTGTCGCAGGCGTGATCGGCGTCTGATGCTGTGCGTCTTCATAAAATGTGCCATTGTAGAGGTAGCCTTCCACCACGTCGTCCACATAGGAAGGAAGCTGTGACGCGGGCACCTTTCCGGAGCTGTCCAGTTCCGCAAGGCCGCCGTTCGCGCCCTTCTGCGTGATGTTGAGCTTGGTGTCCAGTGCTGCCTTCACGACTGCATTCTGCACGGGATGCGTGCTGGATGCCGACAGCTCGTCGTCCACTACCACGCTGATCGTTCCGTTTTCGTCGATGCTCGTGTGTGCGCCGCCTCTGACGCCGCCCAGGTCATCGCTGGTGGCCGGAGGCAGTTCGTACTTGTTCGCCTCGGCCTCGATGCCGTCCAGTTTGTCCTTCAGCGTGTCCGTGAAATCGTTTGTGGTGAGCATCTTCCCTGCCACCTTGTCCACCTTGGTCGGATCATGTGGCTCCACGGTCAGCTGCGTGCCGTTGGTGAGCGTCAGCGTGATCACGCCGGAGACGTTGTTTTCCGTAAAGGATGCCACCTCCGCCTGCAGTGCCAAAAACTGCTGATAGGTCATTTTGTAGGTGTGCTGGCCATCCTCGATGACCAGCATGTCTGAATTGTTCAGCTGCGTTTTGATCGGTAGATCTGATATAAATGCCATGTTTCCCTCCTAGTGATATTCTAGTATTCTGGCCACCGTGTGGAACTGGATCCTCTCGCCTTCGTGGTCCGTGATCCAGTCACCGTCGCGGCTCTGCCAGTCTCCCACCGTTCCCAGCACTTCCATGATGGCGTTGATCTGGTCCTGGATGGTGTCCAGGCCGAGGTCTCGTGCCGTCACGTTGTGCGGGTTCCCGGATCTGAGCTGTGAGTGTTCGTAGGCTTCCTTGCCCCAGTCGCCGTAGTATGCCTTGTCATGCGTCTCGCCCAGTTCCACGCCTTCGAAGTTATTGATCAGCTCCATGATCCGTCTTGTGATCTTATCTATGTGTTTTCCTGGATTGATGACGTCTGACATGTTACTCCTCCACTGCCTGTATGATGTAGGTGATGGTCATGGTCTTCGTGGCATCCTTGACCACCGGCTCCGACAGATTGTTGATCGTCGAAAGGAAGCAGCACGGCGTGAAGGTGTTTCCGTTGTTTACCGTGTTGAATTCCATGTCAACGCAAGATTTGTATGAATCCGTATATCCATACAGACTGCTGTTGTCGGGTCCTGCTGACCAGAATACGACCTGATCCTTACTGATCGGTGGCACTACGCACGCGTATCCTTGATCGTTCACGTACACATAAAAGCTTTGCATGCAGGCTCTCACGGAATCGTTGGACCTGTCGATGATGATGCCCCTCATTCCCTGGTATCCGCCATTCGTCACGATGCCTGCCTGGATGTAAATTTTTCCGTTGAGGATCCAGCTTTTTGCCTTGTTGTAGTAGTATCTCTGGATCGAATAATACGGCAAGGACCGCAGGAGCGTCGTTCCGCCGACGGCCGTCGGAGAGAGGCCGAAGGTGTACTTGTACACGTTGCCGTTATTATGTGCGAGCTCGTAGATGGCATCGTTGCAGACAACGAGCTTTCTCGTCACTTCTATGCCCGTCTGGTTTCTCCAGGTACCGTGCCTTGTGACAGTCTTGTTTGTGATGTCGTACTTCCAGATTGCGTATTCCGTGCCGTTGCCGTAGGTGTTTCCAGTTCCGCATGGCCAGAAGTAGAGCATCTTCTCATCCGTATTATAAAACCAGTCATAATACGACCCGCTGAAGGATATCTGATAGGTCTCCTCGTCGTATCCCTGGATCTTGTCGCACCCTCGGAACACGTCGAAGTATTTCGGGTCAAAGTCGTGGCTCACGATGGACACGGAGTCGGATCCGACCTTGATCTTCCAGAGTTTCTCGTTGTCTGAGTCGATGCAGAAATCCGCGTACTGCGTATTAACCTGCGCATACATCGCATAGCTGCTTCCAGACCCTGTCGTCACCCTGGAGAGTCCGCAGTTGACCATAATCCTGTTGAGGAACACTTCCGGGTAGTAATACGGCTGGCCGTAGTTGATGCTCTCCGCCCAGTTTTCCGGGCCGCCGTGGCCTGCGAATGCCATAGGCCTCGGTACCAGCGTGATGCAGGAGATCCTTCCGTTGCCCTGTGCCTTTGTGAAGTTCCACACAAATTTTTTCACGAGGCTTTGGGAGGTGTCGCTCTCCGTGTTGTCATAAGTTCCCATCTGCAGCCATGCTCCTGAGGAGTTGGCCGTTCCCGTTGCTGCGTAAACCGTGGGGAAAACGCCTGCTGGCGGCCAAAACTCGTCCGCATCCTCCGGAATCGTGCCGTTCCATCCAATCAGGCCCTGGAAAAACCAGAGATGCTGTCCGTACATGTTGCGAAGGCCGCACTCTCCGTATGCATGCTTCATGGCAAAATCCACCATCTTGTTGATGGCGTTGGTGAAGAGGTTGTCGTCCTCGTGCCTCTCCACCACTTCCCCGGTCTCCGGATCCTTCAATTCGATGATCGTGTGACCTTTGTACTTTCTTACCTTTTCCATCGTTTAAGTCTCCTCGTTTATGACGTGAATCACATTGCCAGTTTCTTTTTCCTCTTCCCAGCTGCCCATCGGACTGTCCACTATGCCCACGCCGACAATATGTCTCGTCGGATGGCCGATCTCCATGATCGGGATCGTCTCCGTGAGCGCCATGGGCTCCGGTGTCTGGAATGCCTCCGACAGGCTCTCCTGGATGCCCTTGCCGATGATGTGCTTCGTCGGATGGCCGATCTCCCTCTTTTCGAGCGTCTGGCGGATGGTGATGGTGCCGTCCCATACGTCCGTTGCTGCCAGTGCCTGTCCGTAGACGGAGCTGCGGATGTGGCCCGTCTCAATGCGTGCACTGCCTCCGTCCATCTCCATGAACACTTCCAGCTGATTGACCAGCGCTGACTGTACCTCCACATAATACAAAAGGTGCAGGAGATGATCTCCGTCCCAGTAGATCTCCTTGGGCTTGTACATGTCCAGGTACGCGTCGTTGTAGCGATACAAAAAGAGCGCCTGTGCCGCGTCGTAGGTGATGCCCCTGACCGTCGTGTCCACCTGCAGGAGGATCTCTGCGTGGAAGACCACCGTCGTCGGCTTGTTTGAAGTAAATTTGATGCTGACGATCCTCTTTTGCTCTCCGTCGCTGATCAGGACCTCTTCCGTGTTCGTGAAGAGGTAAAACTGCATCTTGTCCTGTTCCACGGAGCTGGCCATTCCCTGCAGGTCCTTGTCCGTCTTCGACCTGGCATCCGAGAGCGCCGGGTTCTGGCCGACGCCCGTCAGTTCATATTCTCCGCCGTAGGCCCATTCGTATGCCGTGATGCAGCTCTTCTTCGTCTGATCCGCTGCGCCTTCCGAGAAGGTCAGCGCGTCGCCCAGGTCATAGACCGGGAGCCCGTATGTGTCTGCCTGCATCGGCACAAAGTTGATCGCCTCAACCTTAGCCAGGATGGCCCTGCACCGCTCCTCGATCTCCTGATCCGATCCGTACTGCAGGAGCGGATTCTTTCCGAGATCCAGCGTCAGGCCGTCGTTCGGCACCAGTGCGTATTCCTTCGTTTTGCCCGTCACGAGGCTCGTCAGCTTGACGGCCGTGTATTTTGTCTGAAAATCCGAAAAGCGGGCCTCTTTGAACCTGTGACGCGAGTCTATGTCGTCCACAGCGCTCTGGCCATAATATACAAATTTCAGCGTCCCGTCCCTGCCGATCGTGGCGAAGGTTCCCGTGGTGACTGCACACCAGTAGATCAGGTCCCTCCAGGTCTCCAGGTCGTTCTCCGTGTAGATGGAGAACTCCGGTGAGCCGTTGGCCAGCGCGTTCATCTGTGCCCTCGTCATGCCAAGCGTCACGCCGCAGGCGCTGCACGCCGCGCTCACGAGATCCCAGACCGTGCCGAAGGTCGTGTCAAAGGTGATCTCCCTGTCGAAAAACGCCATGGCGTCGTTGGCCGTGATTTCAATGCCCCAGGTCGTCCAGTCTGCCTCCGTGACGTAGAATTCCCCGAGCGGCACTTCCTCCCACAGGTTTCCCGTCCAGAGCCATCCGCTTGCGATGACCTTTGCGCCTTTCATGTTATATCTTGGCAGCTCAAGGCCTCGGAAGGTTGCCGTCAGCTCCGCCGTATAGACGGAGCCGATCTCCACGTTGTCGTTGCCGGAGCATTGATTTGTCAAGGTGAAACTCTTTTTTAATACATTGTCTTCCGTGAAGCTGAAGGTCGCCGCACCGACGATAATCTGCCCTGTCAGGCGGTATCTCTGGACGGGATCCTTCATCTTCTGCCGATATGCCGCCGATATGCCGTACATGTTAAATCTCCTTCATTTCCACGCCGATTTGATAAATTCCTCCGGCCGCGATGAGCTGCTTTCTCGCTCCCCTGACCTCCGTGTCGTCCGTGATCTCAAACTGGCAGGTGTAGGCCTTCAGGTTCATCGGATCCGGCCAGTACACCTCCACCGTTACCGTGTCGACTTCCCTCCATGCCCGGAAGCGCTTCGCCCACTCTCCGGAGAGCGTCCAGCTTGCCGAGATGGTGAGCTTGGTCGGCCTTGTTACCATGACGACCGTCGTGCCGGCCTCCGTCTCCTTCTCCGTCTTTACCTTCTCCGGATTGATCACGGGATCCTCTGCAGGCGTAGGGAGCCAGATTCCGTTTATCTTGATTTGATTGATCATGTTATCTGCCCCCCGATCTGTAGTCTGCCCTCTGCTGTGCCGTGACGATGATCGTGTCGAGCCTTCTGCTGCCAAGGTATACCGGGATGATGATGTCTCCTCCCGCTCCTGCCGCAGCTCCCGCAGCTTCCGTCACCATCTGTCTGAGGGAATCCACGCCGACCACTGCCTCCGGTCCTGCATCTCCTCCTCCGAGCAGGTGTCCGCCCGATGCTCCGAAGATCGTCGGACTCGTCAGGATCATGCCGTCGTTCATTGCCTTTCTGTACCATTCCACGCCCAGTTTCGGGATGGACGGAGGATCCAGCGAGAAGGATCCAGTGATGGAGAAGTGGGGGAGCTTGATCTTCGGGAGTTCCCAGTTGAAGTTGAAGATCCCCTTAAGCCAGTCCACCACGCCGCTCACAAAATCCTTGATGCCCTTGAAGGTTCTTTCGAACCTGTCCTCCACGTGATCCAGTGCCTTTTCTGTCGCAGTGTCCAGTGCCGTGATGCCAAGTGCCAGGAGCGCGACTGCCGCCGCAAGTGCTCCAACCGCAAGCGTCAGGGCCGCGAGAGCGACCGTCAGTGCCGCCACGACGATGGTGATGGCTGCGCCTGCGGCTGATGCCGCAAGGATGGCCGGCGTGAGTGCCAAAAGGCCCGCCGTGAGAGTCAGCGTTGCGCCTGAGAATGCCACAATCGCCCCGGACAGCTCCAGGATGATCAGGCAGGCGTCTCCGCCGTATTCCGTAATGAGCGGAAGGACCTCCGCGAGTGCCGCAAGGCCTTCACATGCCAGGAACACTCCGGCACCTACGCCCAGCACTGCCGCGCCGAATGCCACGAGGCCTGCCGCTCCTGCGGTTAAAGGTGCCGCAAGGGCCGCCGCGCCTGCAGCAAAGAGTGCCAGCGTGCCGATCAGGGCTAGAAGTGCCGCACCTGCCGTCGGGCCTGCCTCCGCGAGCGCAATGGCCGATTGTGCCAAGAGTGCGAGGCCCGTTGCCGCCAAAAGAATGCCCGCGCCGAGTGCCACAAATCCGAGTGCGTTCTTTGCAAGGGATCCCACGCCTGCTGCTGCGCTGCTTGCCGGTCCTGCCGCCGCGCCTGCAGCTCCTCCCAGGGAGCTCACCGCGCTCGCTGCCTTGGATCCGCCGCCTGCGAGCTTCGAGAAGATGCCGCCCACGGATGAGAATCCGCTGACGAGCTTCGGTGCCAGCGTGAGCAGGCTTCCGATGCCCGTGATCAGTTTTCCTCCGATCAGGAGTAGGGGACCGATGGCCGCCACCACCAGACCGATGGTGACGATGGTCTTCTGCGTTTCGGGATCGAGGCTGTTCAGCCATGAAACGATGTTCTGCAGGCCTCCGATCAGGTCTCTCACCGTCGGCATCAGAATGTCGCCGATCTGGATGGCCAATGTGCCGACCTGTGACGCCAAGATGGTCCAGTCTCCGGACGCGTTGTCCAGCATGACCTTCGACATCTGATCCGCCGCGCCGTTGTATTCTTCAACGACCTCCGCGCCCTCTTCAAGTGCCTGCGTCATAGTCATCACGGATCCGTCGGCTGTTTTGACCATCGTATCCGATGCGTGGTCGATCGCGTCCGCCAATTTGTTGAAGTCTTCCTCCGTGGCGTTTGCAATGGCCAGCATGCCGGACATTGCCCTAGACCCGCCGAGCATGGCCGCCGCCCTTGCTTTTTCCGCGCCTTCTGCGCCGAATGCCTGGAGGTTTAACTCTTCGAGTTCCTTGTCATATTCCTTTTGCTTGATAGTACCTTCTTCGAGCGCCGCGTCCAGTTCTTCGATCCTGCGGTCGTACTCCTCCAGCGGCATGTTGATCTCTTTGAAGGATCCTCTCAGCTGCTCCATGATATCTCGGAAGGAATACATCTTCCCTTGATCGTCATAGAGTGCCAATCCCAGCCTGTCCATGGCTTCCGCCGACTCTTTTGTCGGCTTTGCCATTCTGGTAAATAGGTTTCGTAGGCTCGTGCCTGCCATGTCGGCCTTGATGCCCGAGTTGGCCATCAGACCAAGCGCGAGCGCCACATCCTCTGCCGTGTATCCGAGGGCGCCTGCAGGCGCTGCGGCATATTTGAAGGACTCGCCCATCATGGACACGTTCGTGTTCGCGTTTGAGCTTGCCGCCGCCAATATGTCCGCAAAGTGCCCGGAATCCTTCGCACTCATTCCGAATGCCGTCAGTGCGTCCGTCACGATGTCAGAGGTCGTTCCAAGTTCTTCTCCGGATGCCGCCGCAAGAGCCATAATGCCCTCTATGCCTGAGAGCATGTCCTCTGTCTTCCATCCGGCCATTGCCATGTATTCCAGAGCCTCTGCCGACTCTGCTGCCGAGAATTTAGTCTTGTCGCCCATCTCGATGGCCTTGTCGCGCAGCACTTGAAACTCTTCGCTTGTCGCTCCGGAAATCGCCTGCACCTTGCTCATTTCCGAGTCGAAGTCCATTGTCTTCTTGACTGCTGCCGTGAATCCTGCCACGATCGGCGCGGTCACTTTCCTCGTCATCGAAGAGCCGACGCTGGACATCTTGTTGCCAAGCTCCTGCATCTTCTCTCCCGTGGCCTTGATCTGTTGTGCGGCTACGGAGCCGAATTCCTTGTACTCCTTCTCTAGCTCCTTCAGGTCCTGCTGCGTGTCCGCGATCTCTCTCTGGAGCGCGTCCCATTCCTGCGTTCCGACCTTTCCCTGGGATGCCATCTCGTCCTGGATCCTCTGGAGGTCCTGGAGCTTTGTCCCGGACTTCTCGATGGAGTCCTGCAGGAGGTTGTATTTCTGCGTCAGGAGCTCCGTGTTCTTCGGGTCGAGCTTTAGGAGCTTGTCGATGTCCTTCAGCGCGTTCTGGTTCTGCTTCAGTTCCTTGTTTACGTTTCGGAGAGCGCTCGTCAGCTTGCTGGTGTCGGCTCCGAGTTCGATTGTAATGCCTCTGATTTTTTCGCTTGCCATGTTGCCCTCCTAGAATGCGTCGAAGTCTTCCTGCGTTGCCAGTTCCTTGTATTCGTCCGACGCGTTGTCGTTGCCCATTTCCGTGATCATGTCGAGGACCATTCCCTCTTCCAGTTCGTCCAGTTCTGCCAGCGTCAGTCCCAACTGCTTCGCCCTGAGGAGATACAGGGCCGTGTTTATCTGGCGTTCAGTTGGGCGTCCTCTTTTTTTGGCGTGGATGACCCTGCCTTGTTCCCGATGTATAAATTGATAAATTCCGTGGCGCCCTGGAGGAAGCTCATGGAATCCCAGTCCTCCATCCACTCGATGTAGTCTTCAATACTTAGTTTTGACGCGTAGTTTGCGTCGTTCTCTTCCTTGGCCTCTGCCTGTCTGTTCATGACGTAGGCCAGCTGTGAGACCATGCCAAACTTTTTCGATGACAGGATGGAGATCAGGATCTCCATGTCTTCCTTGGTCACTTCCGGCTCTTCGGTCTCGTTTTCCTCTTCGGTTTCGTTCTTTTTCTGCTCTTCCAGCAGCTTCTTCTTTTTCTCCATCTCCTGCATTTTCAGGAGATTCTCCGTGCCGATCACCGACAGGAGATCACTGATCTCCGTCAAAAGGTCAGCCTTGAAGGTTTGGGAGTATCTGATGGCTGTCGCGCCGTTGGACAGGCACTTCATCACTCCCGGATTTCCGCTTGCAAGCGTTACGCTGATTCTTTTATACATACATACCCTCCATGCCAAATCCCTCGCCGCCTTTTTCAGACGGTGAGGGACTCCTTCTTATCCTTGAAAATTCACTTACGCGGTGACGGTGATCACCTTGGTCGCGAAGACGGAGCTGTCCGTTGCCAGCGTCGCCATGATCACTGCACTGCCCGTCTCGACGCCGCTCACGACGCCTTCCTGCGTTACGGTCACGATGTCGGTGTCGTTGGAAGACCAAACAACCTCAGACTCCTCAGGTACGGTTACGACTGCGAGCGTAATGGTGCTGTTCTTGCTTACGGTGTTTGCGCCGGTGATCTGCACGCTCGATGCCTGCGTGTTGGGCAGGTAGGGCGATGCGTACCAGTTGTTGTAGGTTGCCGCAGAGGTGCCCTCGTCGGTCTTTGCCTTGGTCACGTTCTTGCCAATGGCTGCCACATAGATCGGGCTGCTGGTGATCGTGAGGGACTCGGTCTGCACTTCCGTCTGCTCTTCCTTCGTCTTTGAGGCGATGGAGGGACGGGTTGCCGTGTTGTTATACACGATGTGACGGATGCCCTTCTTGTCTCCGTCAAATTCGAACATCAGGGCAAAGGGAACGCTGGGAGCGTCCGCATCCTCAACGACCACGCCGTTGCTGTCCTCGAATTCGCCGAGGATGTCCTTGCGGAACTGCAGGGGCACCATGGCGCTCTCAAAGTCTCCGCTGTAGCCGTTGTTATTGTTTACGGTGTAATACCGCACGCCGTCCGCGTAGAAGATCGTAGGCTCTCCCTGCGCGTCCAGCGTCATGGATACGGCACCGGGCCAAGAGTACACGGTACCGAAGGAGATGGTGCCGTCATCGTTGATGGTGATCTTGGACCAGTGCACGTTTTTAAGGTTGTACTTGACCTTATTCTTGTTGGTTGCCATTTCTTTTCCTTTCCCGCTTTACAGTTCGTAAAGCGTTTCGTAATAATTTTCTGATTCGATAAATACCGTGTCGGCCGCCAGTCGCCAGAACACTTCCGCCTCGTCCAGGAGCTTCTCCGCCTCGTCCATGATCGACGCCATTTCTTCCGGCGTGTCCGCGTAGATCTCAAAATCCACATTGTCGCCCCTGTGGTAGACCTTCCCGTCTGCCGAGAAGTTGTCTGGCGCCACGCGCCTCCACAAAGCAAAAGGAGGCGTCGCGGGTGCCGACTGCCTGAAGTGGTCATAATCGTATGCCGTGATCAGGTCCTTGGTCACGAGCGTTGCACATATGCCTTTTACGATCTCATCCTTCTTTTGCAATTCGCCTCACTGCCTCCTCTAAGTTTTTGATAGCCTGTTGCTCTGCCGGCGCGATGTGCACGATGGCTTTGGTCTGCCCGTAGGTCCTGCCGCCCCTTCTCAGTGCGTGCCCCTTCTCCAGAAGGTGCGCCAGCTGATAGTCCGTCCTGTTGTGGACGATTGCGCCGGACTGCAGCCTGCTTAATACTTCTTCTTTTACCCTCCAGCCTTTTTTGTATCTGCCTTTTTTTGGTCCCGTTCCGACCGGGGACTTTGCCTTGGTCTCCTGCATTGCGATCTTGGCCACCCGTTTCGTGGCCTCCTTCACGCCTGCTGTGACGTTGCTGCCGTATTCCGTCAGCACGTCATCTATGACCTTCGAGAGCTGGTCGGGCTTTGCCCTGTAAGTTCTTGCCATCCCGCCTCCGTCTGTTGCACCGGTGCAACTTTTAGTTTTCCTGGTCGCCTTCGTCCTCAGATGGCTCCGGCGTCGGTTCCGGTTCCGGCTCCGGCACCTTGATCGCCACCTGCACGGACTGCAGCTCCCACAGATCCACTCCTCGTTCCGGCTTGTTCTGGATCCGCATGATCCGATACTGCCTGCCGTCTTCCGTCCGCATGACTGCAATGTCCATCCGATCCACCAGGCCCGTGTGTGGCACCTTGATCACCCGGTCGATCCGGTTTGACGCCAGTGCCTGCGCCTGATAATATCTGTTGATGCCGACGGATTGCTGCTCATATCGGAGCGTTGCCTTTTTTTCTCCCAGCCTGCGGTTTTCCGCTTCCGGATACACATCCACCACGCCGTCAGGGAAGGTCTCAGTTGCCTGCGTTGGTCTCATTTCGCCTCGACACCTCCCATCTGGCATGCAGGCCGATGAAATCCGAGCGATAATTCTTTTTGAACTGATCCACGGACCCCGATCGGTCGTACAGCACGTAATTGAAGAGCAGCTCCTGTGCACGATAGTCCACGGAGTCTCCGTCGAAGGCCGACGCGTCAACGCCAGTCTTCGCGGAGATGTATGCAATGCCGCGCCGCAGCTGCCCCTTGAGCTTTTCGTCCGCGCTTTCGTCCGTCCAGGTGATGTCCAGATAGTTTTTTGCTGCGGAAAGCAGCCCATTCGAGATCACTATGACGCTCATCTTGCTCCTCCTATTTCTTCGTGCCCTTGGTGTCCTTGGAGTCCTTGGTCTCTTTCGTTTCCTTGGTCTCCTTTTTTACGTTCTTGTAGTCCTTTTCACTAGCTCCAAATTTGATTGACATTCCACTTTTCCCCCTATTCCTCAGTCTCAAGCACAAGCTGATCGAGCTTGATTGTTCTTCTGGTCACTTCTCCGCCCTTGTAGGCCGTTGCCACAAGGTACTGGGTGTCCTTGTTGGTGATACGGACGCAGATGTCCTTGTCGGAGTCGAGCTCCTGAGGGCCGATGTTTGTCAGTGCGCCGACAAATTCCACCTCGATCTTGTCTGCAGTGGGATCGGCAGCAAAGGACAGCGCCAGGAAGTTGCCCTTCTGAAGTTCGGGATCTCCGGAAAATCCGGTGAAGTCCGTCACGTACTTAATGGTACCGGTCACCTGGTTGGTGGTCACGGTTACATTGCTCTGCAGGTCGCTGACATTTTTTCCGAATACGGTTGGATGTACGTCAGATTTTACATCCAACCCCATTAAAAATTTGCGGAATCCACCGTCATAACTTCCTGGATGAGTCTCTTCAGGCCGCTGATGTCAAGGCGCAGGAAGGAGTTGTTGTCCTTCGCGCGGCCGTTGGCGTATGCCACGGTCTTGTAGAGGCGCTTGTCGGCAAGGAATGCAGCGTCATCGGAGAACTGGATGCCGCGCTTGCCGCCGATGCCCAGGAAGTATCTCTTGCCCATACCAAGCAGGGCCTCGTCTGCAGGTACTGCCACAGACTGAATGATCTTGGTGGGATAAGGCAGGATGTCATTCACATAGCCGCCGTTGGGCGTCATGATGGTAGTTGCGGGCATCACGATCTTGAAGTAATCCTGAGGATTTACCACGAGGATCAAGTTCTTGACTGCTCTCTGCTTGCCGTGCTCGGACACTGCCAGCATGGAGATCAGGTTGCCATAGGTTGCGGGCTTGAGGTCGGTGATCGCAATGGCATCCTTCTTGGGATAAACACCTCCGGTCACTACCACGTCCTCCTGTACCTGGCGATCCATGCCGATGGGCATCTTCTTTCCGGTACCGGTAACGATGGCATTCTCAAAGCCGATCGCAAGTGCCTCGGACAGGCAGGTGCGGATGTAGGCATCCAGCCAGTTGGGGCCAAGCTCCAGCATATCCTGGGAGATGGGCATCCATGCGGAAACTTTCTTCTGATCCAGCTCCAGATCATCGAATCCGGACGCGATCTCCTTGGTGATCTCGCTCTCCAGCTCGTCCCAGGTGGCATTTCCACCCTCGTCTGTGTTCACCAAGAACTTGGTGAGTCCGGTCACGTTTCTGGTGTCGATGGCAGCAAGGAGAGGATGCTCCTGCTTCATGTCCTCCATCACGTCATTGATGATTGTGATGGGGAATGCCTTGTCCACGTTGGAAAGTGCCATCTTGACGCCTTCCTTGCTTGCGGACTTCATCGCGCCGATCAATGCGTTGTAGAACTCCTTCTCTTCGTTGGTGAGCTGACGCACGCCGCGCTGTGCCAGCACTGCGGCATCGGTCTCCTCACGAAGGCTCTTTGCTTCGTCCATGATCTGCTTCTCGATGTCAAGGCAGAGCTCGTTGAGGCTTTCCTTGAAGGCCTCCTGATCTCCTGCAGTGGCTGCGTCGCTGATCTTCTGGGCGATGGCAAGTCTTGTCAGTCTCTGTTCGTCTTTCAGTTTCATGTCTTCCTCCTTCGCCGGTTTCTCCGGCCTTTGTAATTTTTTAGGCTCTCCGGAATCCGAAAAACCCTTTATTTTCCACCATCGCCGGAGCCGGCGTTGGATTGGTGGCTTTGAGTTCTCTGATGGCCGCCATGATCTCGTCCATCCTTGCACCGATCTTCACTTCCAGATCGTTCTGATCAGCTGTTGCACCGGTGCAACTTTCTTTTTTCAAGACTGCTGCCATGATGCTCTCCATGGCGTCGTTCCTGACTTCCTCGTTTTCTTCCGCGTCCGCAATCTCGGTCGCGAATCCATATTCCAGGGCAGCTTCCGGACTGATCCAGGTCTCGTTCTTCAGGAGCTCCATGATCTCGTCGTCGGAGAGCTTGACGCCGCACTCCTTGTATGCCGCCACTGCGCTGTCCGTAATGGTGCGCAGGTCCTGCGCGTCCTTCTCCAGCTGATCCGCGTTGCCATGCGTGATCATGAGTGCCTGATGCACGAACAGAAGGCTCGCCTTGTTCATGATTCTCCTTGCGCCTGCACAGAAGATCACGGACGCCGCGCTGGCCGCAAAGCCGTCGCAGACCGTCGTCACGTTTCTGTTCTTCAGGACATTGTAGATCGCGAGTCCTTCCTTTACCTCGCCGCCGTTGGAGTTGATGTGGACGGTGATCTCGGTGTCGTCCGGGATCTCCATGATCCTCTGGGCGAGATTGTAGCTCGACACGTCACTCTTGATCCAAGGCCAGGAAGTAATGTCGCCGAAGATGAAAATCTCCGCCGTCTTTTCCTCTTCCCTGTATTCCATGGTGAAATACTTATTCTTCATTTGGGTTTCCCTCCTTTGCCCCCAGGTTTTCGTTGAGCTCTCCCATGGTGGCGTAGTTCTTCGTCATCCAATGCTGCCAAGCCCACTCTTCATCTATCACTTCAAGGCCCAGGCGGACCCTGATGTCGTTAATGCAGAACGATCCGGAGCCGATCAGCTTGTCGATCGGTCCCGCCACGTCAAAGAGATCCGTGTACCGCACGCCGTCCAGGGAAGCCTTCACGTAAGTACCGGCCAGCACCCTGTCCTTGCCGTAGATCTTGCGGTTGATCTCCGTCTCGATGGCATCCGTGAGCGGTTTTACGGTGGTTGTCATGAATTCCTTGAAATCCGCGTCCGTCACGCCCTTGCCCGTGGCCACACTCAAGGGGATGCCCATGGAGGTCGCCGTGAATTCAATGATATCGTCCATCATGTTGCGGATGTCTCTGGTGCCGGCGAGCGTTGACTTCGTACTTCCTCCTCCGCTCTCCTTCTCCTCGTAGGAGTAGCCTTTATACAAAGGCAGCACGGCATTCTCCGCCGTGAAATACTTTTTGAATTTGTCGTTCATGAGGTCGTCAAACTCTTCATCGAAGTTATCTGACGCCTCCGCCAGCTCATCAATGGTCAGGATGCCTCGTCTGCCCTGTTGGCGCACATACGCGCTGGCCGCGCTCTTCATGAGCTTGCCTTCCACGGCTCCGATCCCTGCGAGGATGGCCCTTGCCGAGTCGCCCTCGATGGTCAGGTGCAGCACATCCTCCGCCTTAAATCTTCCGGGAATGCTGAAACCTCTTGCCGATATGTCGGAATACATGTCTCCGGAGAGCTGCTGCGTCGTTGAAAAGCCGTCAGCCACAAACCTGTCGCCGTTTCGGTCTTCCACGATCAGCGCCTCCTGGTGCTGATAGAGCTGGCCGACGAGCTTCATCATGAACTCGCGTCTGGACTCGTTCTCGTTTGGAGAGTAATTCCAGGCCCAGTATTCGTTCGACTGCACTGCCTTGCCGCGTCTGTAGGTCTTCCACTCCGCAGCGCCGACTGCGGATCCGATCTTCCTGACGATCGCCCAGAAGATCATCCTCTGCACGTAGACCTCCATGCCTTCGTAATACTCGCCGAGATCTTCATCCAGGAAGCTCTTGATTCTGGCCTTGCCGTCCGTCGTGGCCGGCGCAGGTTCTTCAGTTTTTCCAAATAGCCACTTGAAAATGTTGAAAGCCATCTTGTGCTCCTTAATATGTCCCGACGTCCAGACTCTTTCTCTTGCCAGTCCTTCTTTCCAGGATCATGTCCTCTATTGTCATTGATGCCACAAGCGCCATGAACGGGTCCGTCTTTCGGCTCTTGGCCTCGATCTTGCCGTACACGTAGTTGCCGAGATCCGCGTCACCTGCAGATCCGATCTTGCGGCCGTACCTGATCAGCTTTGTGTTGTTTGTCGCCCAGCGCAGCTCTGGCGCGTCATCCCACGAGAAGTAGCCGCTTGCGAAGCACGAGTCGATCACTGGTGCCACGCGCATGATGTCGGACGGCCTGACGAGTTTCAGGTTCTTCTTCTCCTTTGGATCAAAGCCGATCTCCTTGAGCTGCCTTGACAGGAGCGCGTATCGGAAATCGTCGATTGCGATGCCCTTGATTAGAAACTCCGTCCGCATCGAGTAGATGTAGTCCACGATAATCTCCGGATGGATCTCGACGTCATGGACGACCGTGATCCTTCCAGCCTCGGCCCATTCCTTCCAAGGTGCCTTGATCCTTGGGATGTCCCTTGACTCCTCGCAGATCCAGGAGTGGTTAATGTCGTACCTCTGGTTGCCCTGTTTGAAGTGAAAGTTGACGGACGCCCAGTCCGTGATCTTTGTGAAGTCGATGCCGACCGTGCACTGCCATCCGGACAGGTTTGGAAGGCTCCTCTTGGTCGCCTTGATATTCTCGTAATCCGTGACTCTGACCTCGCTGGCCGAGTCGTTCAAGTTCATCCTTCGCACCACGAAGGACGAGTTGCGCTCCGGATTCTTTTTCCACTCCCTGTATTCCTTCTCAATCTCCCGCTTCAGATCTGGGAGCCAGGGGAGGGAGGGATTTGCCTTTTCCCAGCTGTCCGGATCGTCAATCTCCGCCTTGTTGTCCAACCTGCAGATAAAAGGCAGCCATCCGTTGTCCGGATCTCCTCCAAAGAGGATCCCCTCGCTGGTCTCTATGTAATCATCCAGCGGGCCTTCTCGCACATCGCCGTTGGTCGTTACGATCAGGCGGCGAGGGTGCTTCTTTTTACCGAGGCCCGTAGTAAATACTGATATGTTGTTGTAGTCTTCGTAGGCGTGGACCTCGTTGAACACGACCATTCCGGATCGCATTCCGTCCTTGCCCTTCGGGTTGTTCGTTCTTCCCCTGATCTTGGATCCCGTGTGCGTTCCGTCCACGCTCTCGGTCTTCCAGGAGAAGTATTTCTTAAGCTTCGTCTGTGTCTGCTTGGAAGCTCCGTCAAACGCTGCCACGATGTCGAGTACCGGGCGCAGCGCCTGCTCTTCGTTGTTTGCACAGATGTCCACGTCATATTGACGGATCCCGTGGTAGGGGGAGACCATGCAGGTCGCCTCCAGGGCGATGATGCCGTCCTTCCCGGCGCCTCGTCCGATCAGGCAGAACAGATCCGGCCATCTCGGCATCCCCGTCCCTCTCTCGAAGGTGCAAAGGTGGAGGGTGATCACAAATTCCTCCCATGGGAAGACCTGATCGAAGGGGAAATACTTTGCCAGCCCGAGATAGTGAGACGCAAGGTCGTCGTCCACGTAGATCTCCTCCGTGTCGAACGCCCTCTTGACGTGCTCCACCAGAGCCTTGACTTCCTTGCTGGTCCGCAGCTTCCCAGACTCCACGAGATCCATGAACGGCTCCAGGTGTGGGCTGTATCTCCTAGAGGTCGCAGTCATCCGCCTGGCTCGACGTGCTCATGATCGGGCCCGCCGCAAAGGTCTTGATGATGTCGATCAGCGTCCGCACAGTCTGGTTGGCGGCCGTTGAGGTCTTGTTGTATTCCTGGATCGCAGGGTTAGCCACTTTGTTGACCTTGCCCTTGATGTACTCGCGCTCGACGAGCAGGTCCTCTTCGTTGATCTGCTTCTGGAGGCGCTCCATCATGTTGAGCTGGTTCTTGTACCGGTTGAAGGTGGTCGTGAAAAAGAAGTTCTGTTCGACGCCACCCTCTTCGGCCATGCGGATAAGCTCCTGCGCGGCCTTGTTCAGTTCCGACTCTTTTTTCTTCGTGTTTTTTGTTTTTATTGCCATCTTTTCGACACCTTTTTCTCTCTTTCGGTTTCCAAAATCTCGCGCGCGCGCATTTTTTCCAGATTGTCGAG